AGCTGCAAGTAGACGCCATGCAGCCGAGTCGCCTCTGCGCCACTCCACGCAGCAAGCCACAAACAACACACCATCACTGACACCAGCGCCGAAACGATGGCGGCGATAACGGCGGTGCTTCCGCAGTAAGAACCACGCGATGCACAAGACCGCTCGTCAGTGTCGTTCATAGATGCCGCCTCCTTCGTTCGCGGCTTGTGATCTCTGGCGTTCTATCCACTAACGCTTCGTGCAGATGCTCACTTGCTGCGTACTCGGCGAGACGGCCAGCAAGTCGAATCCGCCATATGACGAAATCCAGTGCCAGCCGAGATCGGACGCCCAAACGTCTACCTCGCATCCGTCGCTCGTCGCCTTGATGCCGCCCATAGTGTTGACCTGTGAACCGTATGGAAAATGCTTGCTGGCCGCAGGCCATTCAGACTCGGGAACGATTATGTCCCAGTCTCTCGGTCGCGGCCCGACGCCACACATAAACTTCGCAGCACCGCCTACCACCCACGCCTTGTGTTCGTTCGTCAACACGCGAACGAGCGTCGGCATCTCCCGAAGCGACTCGTATCGAAATGCCGGGATAGAACCAAGCGATGCAACGGACGGCCCTGCTACGTCATGTGTCATGGTGAGTCCTCCGGTGGCCGCCGTTGATCTTCCGCGTTCTCAGTTCGTCCGTTGCAACAGTTTTGCCAGCACAACCGCGTGCCGCTCTTCTCCTGGCGTGTCGGAGTAAATGGAAAACCACGCAATCGCCTCCCGCTCCTCGTCGGTGAGCCGCAGGCGGGCAACCTCTGCCTCTAGTTGCTGCACCCGCTCCATCGCTTGGATCAGCGCGTCCAGTTGCTCTGGCATCACGGGTGGTATCAAGTCGCTCATCGGACCCCCAATCTATATGCGACACTCAGCGATTTGCGCTCGGTTTCCAATATGCACCGCCATCACTTCGTCCGCTCCAGCAGACTCCGCAGCGTGCGTTCCTCGTCCCGGTGCCACTTAGCCCAGTCAGCATCTCCGCGAGCATCGGCCTCCGACGCATTGTGCCACGCCCGATTTGCCTGACAGATGATGTACTCGCGCTCTTTGTATGTGAGCGTGAACGGCGTCAACGAGCAATGCAGCGTCGTCCGGCCGACGACGTAGGGGCAGGTCTGCGGCGAACGGTAGAGCGGGAACGGCTCCACTGCGTCGCCGCCGAGCGCCGCATGGCCCTGCACCAACTTCTTTGTGTATCCAAAGAGCAGGGTAGGCGCTGCTCCGTACTTGCCGGGAATGTCGGCCGCCCACGCAAACGGCTCATGTACCGTTTTTGGCGTTTCGGTAACGGGTTTTTCCGACATGTCGCCGCCGGTAACACTTGTGTGGTGCCCCCGCCCACCCGCTGCGTGATGGCTTGTCGCCGCGCCCGCGTCTAGGGGCAAGCCTCCATCCCGGTTGCCGGCCGGTGACTGCCGCTCTGGTGCCCCGCAGTTTATCGGTCTGCCGCTGCCAGAGCCGGATGGAGACACCTCGTCCGCCCCTAGTAGCGGCGAGGTTGTGCGTGATTCCAGTGCCGCCAGACGCCGCTCAATCGCCAGCATGTCAGCCGCAACGCCAAGCCCCCATGCGTGAGAGCCGTGCTGTTGCCAGTCCGACAGGCGCGTGGACGCGGCCTTGCGTTGGTCGCCGGTGCCCGCAGCAGTGCCGCCCCTGCCTGACGCATGAACGCCGGCAGGCAACTGGGCTCTCGCCGCCGGCGCGGCGTCATGGTTCGTTTGCCCCAACTCCCGGAGCATGGCGTCGGAAATGCGCTTTTCCATCATCTCGGCCATCATCTCGCCCATTCGGAAACCAAAATCCTGCCAGACAGTCGCGGTGTCTTGGTGGATAAAGTCCGCAAAACGGTCACGGTCGCTCATTCAGCACCTCCCTCAAGAAACACCGACCGGCCATCGTCCGCCATCCGGGCGTTCACCCACCACGCCACAGCCACACCAGCCGCAAAACACACGGCCAGCAGCCACACCAGCCGGGACGCCCGGTCCACCCGCCGGGCCGCACGCATCTCCGGGCACTCCCCCACCACAATCACCGGGACCGGCGGCGGGAGGTCAGTTGCCGGAGCAGGCGTCCCTGCCCACTCCGGCAACCTCTCGACAAGGCGATCCATCTCCTCGACGCTCGGCATCAGAAGGGAATCTCCTCGTCAGGCACCGACCCGTCAGCCTCCGACGACACCCCAGCCGCAGCCCGGCGAGGCCACCGAAGGCTCATGCCCACCTCATTGGCCATCAGACGCACGGAGAAGCCCTGAGAGCCGTCCTTCTTCTCGTACGTCTCCAGACCCAGCCGGCCCGAAACGACCACTCTCTGGCCCTTCTGGAGGCTCTGGGAGCATGCCTCCGCCTGCTCGTCAAAGCAGACCACCTCCACCCACGTCGTCGGGCCGTCCTTCTTCTCCGTAGACGCCACCGAGAACGTCAGCATCGTCTTCCCGGTCTTCGTCACACGGGATTCGTTCACCTTGCCCACATTACCAGTCACAACCGCGTCAATCATCGGTCCCTCCTAGTCAGAAGCACGCTGGACATCTGACCAGCATAGCGATGGACACGGGTTCAGCAACCACCCACAGGTGGGGGACGATCTATTTCGGGAAAAAATACAGGAGGGGGACGTAACTGAGTGCGTGTGGGGCTGGGGGGGGCTCGGGGGCGGTCCTTCTGTACCGCTCTCCGGGCCGCTGGCCGCAGGGTTTCGGTTTCACGCTGTCGAGGAGCGGCGTGAAAGAGGCCCGAAAGCCGGCATTTATCGAGGTCCGTCCGCTGCGGAGTCCTTTCTTTGTCGGCACGACGACGGCGAGTGATCGTCGTTGTGACTGACTGAGGATGGAACGATGCACCCAACGTGGGAACAGATTCACGCTCGGCTTGTGAAGGACGACGAACGTGTTGTGGATGCGATCACGGCAGCATCCGGCGGGGTTCGACCGGTCCGCAAGAAAAAGCCCGTGAATCCACCGATGCGGAGTCTGTCTCTTGCCGGCGGCGGTGGTAGTGGCGGAGTGGGCCTGTTCGCCCACCTACTGATCGACGACACGTTCACCCACAAGCCGTCGCCGGGAGCGGCCCACGCTCGCCGGTTTCAGTCGTAATCGCCGCTGCGGAGTCTGGATGGTAGCGGGGCTGGCGTTGTCCACCCCGTCTCCACCCGCACTTCGCGGGATTGTTCGATGGTTTCCACAGAAAGGTTTGGTGTCCCCATGTCCATGCTCAACAACCTCATCAAGATGATCATGGCCGATCCGGCTGCGGTGGCTGAATTGCAGGCCATGACGGCGGCTCCGCCCACGCGGAAGGTCAAGGGCAAGAAAACGCTCACGGACGAGCAGAAGGCCAAGATGGCGGCCGGGCGCAAGGCGGCGTCTGCGGCCCGTGCGGCTGCGACCGGCAAGCCCGCACCGGCACCCGTCGTGGAGGCTGCGAAGCCCGCGAAGGTCAAGGTCAAGGGCAAGGGCAAGGCCAAGTTCGGCAAGGTCGAGGCCGGGCAGGGCCAGCGGGACCGCAAAGGCCGCGTCTGGGTTCCCCTGTGGATCGACGGCGAGTTCGCCGGCAGCATGCGGAAGGACGTTGCACGGGCAATGTTCATCGCCATCCGCAGCGAGAATGCCGGAGCGCTGCTGACCCATGTCGAGGCGCAGGGCTGATTCCCCGCTGCGGAGTCTGACTTCCGACGGCTCGCGCACCACGCCCCGCTGGCTCACCGCTGGCGGGGCGTTCGCCTGCGCCGTTGCAGGGTTTCCCTTTCCGTCAATGGAGAAAAACATGACCGCGAAAAAGTTCCGCGTCCCCGTCGCAGCCCTCAGTGAGTTCCTGCTCATTCTCGATCCCGGCGACTTCGCCATGATCGAATACCGCAACGGCCCTGACGGCGAGCATTACGTTGTCGAACTGTCATTCGCGGACGTTGACGTTGGCTGCGACCGCGACAACGAACTCGGAATCGTGCCGATTGTCTAGTTCCCCGCTGCGGAGTCTAGATCGTAGCGGGGCTGGCATTGTCCACCCCGCCTCGACCTGCACTCGCAGGCCCGCCCATCGCACGTTGCGGTGGGCGTGTGTGTTTCTGGTCCCTGTTTCACAAGGAGTTCATCATGGCTCGTTCCCCCATCGCTCAGTTCACCGCCCCCAACGGTGCCTTCTACCTCGTCAACACGCAGTCTGACGGGAAGGTATACGGCCCGTTCTTCAGCAAGAAGGAGATTCGCATGGCACGGGCCACGATTCCCGGCCACGAGCGGAGCAACGACGTTGTGCGGGCCACCCGCGACGGCCTGCCTGCGGCCGATGCCGACATCAACCCGCTGACCCGCTGATTCCGCCGCTGCGGAGTCCGGTTTCCATCCTGCGAACGGGGCCAGTCGTCACTGTGGCGGCTGGCCCCGTCGCATTTCACGAGAGGAGCGTAGCCATGTACGCACGGTTTGAGACGGAAGAAGGCGAGAAGTACGGATCGTTTGAGACGTTCTATCACGACGGACAGCGGGTCGCGGACGGCGATTGCTGGGCAGATTCGGACGGCAATCCCATGCCCGCCGGCTGGTACTGGTGGGCGTGCTTTCCGGGTTGCATGCCCGACTCTGACCCGCACGGTCCCTTCGACACGGAGGAGGAGGCCGAAGCCGACGCGAAAAACGGCGAGTGATTCCCGCTGCGGAGTCTGGATTCTGACCGGCGGCACGGGGCCGACCGGCTGTTCGATGGCCCCTGTTTCACAAGGAGTTTCTATGCGCACTGTCACCACCAGCCTCATGCACTTCGTCTCGCTTCGGACGGCGAGCAAGTCTCTTGGGGCACGCTCCCACAAGGAGTTTCTCAAAGACCTCAAGCACCTCTCGCCGCAGGAGCGGCGGGAAGTGGCCGACATGCTGACCAAGAAGGAGGGCTGAACATGGCAGACGCTTACGACACGGCGGTTTCGTACCGCGATTCCATCGTGCAACTGCACGAGTACCTGTGCGGCAACGAGGTGCCGCCAGAGGCAGAGGCGTGGCAGGACTGCGCCGAGAAGTTGGCCCGCGAACTACGCCGCTACGCCGAATGGCTGGACGGCGTGCTGCGGGGCGAAGTGTGCATGACCATCGCGTTCCCATCGTGGAAGGAGGACAAGGAATGAACGTCACAGAAAAGGCGGTCGTCGTGGAGCGGGCGGTGCGGCTGGTCAAGATGCCGGAGTTCGACGCAACCGTCGAGCGGCAAGGCGTCGGCCGGGCTGAGGTGTGCGAGGCCATCGGATACCTCTCCCAGTGGGCATTCCACAAGGACGAGACGCGGATCGTGAAGGTCAACGTCGGGCTGATGGATGACGGCGGCATGCACGCCCTCTACCGAGACGCCGAAGACCGGATCGTGTACGAGATCGGTGCCGTCCTGCGTGAGGGCGGCAGGTATTCCTTCCATTCGTGAGGTGCAGGCATGGACAACGTGGAGTATGTCGGCAAGACGGAAGCCATCCGTCGGATCATCAACTGGCTGGAGAACGAGGCCACGCTGGACAACATCGCGGAAACCCTCTCGTCCTTCTGGGATTCGTCCGACACGGGCCTCGTGGACGGGATGGTGGTATGCGACGAGGATCGTGAGTCGCTCGTGTACTGCAACGCACTGCCCGTCATGCGGGGCGCGGTGCGGTACGACGTTCTGTCCCCCGATGGATTCTCCATCCACCCGGAGGACACCTACCACACCCGTGCCGCTGCGGAGTCTGCACTGCGGGAGTGGGTCAAGCGGTTTGAGTTTCAGGGTTTCTATTCCACCGCCAGCCGGGAGCGTATCCCGCTGGACGAACTGCCCGGCAGGTGCCGGATCGTGGACGACGCATCCGACGAGGAGGACAACTGACATGGATCGAGACATCTTCCGCCTTGTGCAGACGCACGAGTCATTCGTGGATGACTGCATCAAGGGGGCGACGTACTTCCCGCACCACGTCCCGCTCTACTGCGTGTTCGTGTGTGACATGCTGACCTACGTGTATCACCCGACCGGCCGATGGTACGGGCGAAGGAATGGCAGCGGCGCGACAGACTGCCACATAGAGAAGGTGTATCGGGCCACCCTTGCCCCGCTCATCGACCGATGGGTGGAGTACGCAGACCTGTCCGACTTCTGGTCCGACCCACACTCGCTGCCGGAAGTGCGGCGGTTGCTGGCGGTTTCGGCCTAGTTTTCCCGCTGCGGAGTCTGTTTGTTGGGGCCGGCGGCACGGGGTCGCCGGCCCCTTTCTTTTTTCTGGAGGTTCCCATGAAGATTCCTGCGTTCATCAAGCATCTTGTGGCGTTCACCGACACGGCGTCGAGCCGCTACGCATTGGGCGGCATCAAATGCACGAGCCGTGACGGCGTGGCGTCAGTCGCCGCCACCGACGGCCGTGCCCTCACCTGCGTCCACTGGAAGGACGACAACGGCCCTGACATGGACGTAATCGTAGACGCGAAGCAACTCACTTCGCCACCTGCGGCTGCGTTCAAGACGGACGTTCGTGGCAAAGGTGGAGTGACGTTCGATGGCAAGGCCGTGTATCACGGCAAGTCTTCGCTCGCCCTTGACCCCATCGAGGGACGATTCCCACGCATCGAGGACATCTTCCCAAGCCCCGACCTTATGAAGGGCTACTTGTCCATCACGCTCAGCCCCTCGATTCTGCGGAAGTTGTGCGACCTCGCGGCGTCCGCGTCGTCTGGATACCAGACGCCGCACGTTACGCTGTGGATCAAGAACGACCAGTCTGCGGTGCTTGCGGACACACGCTCTCCCGAAGGGGAGCATACGGTTCGCATGGCAATCATGCCCATCGGACGCGACGTTGGCAGCAAGACCTTCCCGTCTCGGCCCGGAGCAGTGGCCAAGACTCCCGCCACTCCCTCGCCTGAGTCGGCCGATACGGATGCCCCTGAAGATGATCCTGCCCCCGTGCCCGAGATGATGGACGCCACCCAGTTGGCGGCGGCCATCGCTGAGCCGGACGGGCACGACTGGTCGGTTGCCCTGCCGCCCATCGGCTGACGTTTTCCCCGCAGTTTCCCGCTGCGGAGTCTGGTTTGTGAGGGGCCGGCGGCACCGGGTCGCTGGCCCCGCTTTCTTTCCCCTACGAGGAGATGATCTCATGACCGTTGCAACCAATGGCGACACACGCACGCACACGTTTCAGTGCGAGTCTGGCGTGCTTCGCGTGACCGACCCATGCTACAGCAAGCGGACATGGTGTGCAGGCACAGTGCCCAACTGCCGGAAGGGAGAGTGGGTCGCACAGTTTGAGCGGAAGAACTGCGGTGCATGGGGCAACCGCGTCAGCCGGCTGACAGTGACTCATTCGATTGGCGGCGTTGGCGCCGACGAGCCCGCAGACTTTGAGGTGGGCGTGGACAGCGGGCAGGCTGGCGTGTTTGACGACGCCCGCTACCCCACCGACCCAGACGATACGTCGTTCTACGACAAGTGCTGCCGCCTCACAGGATCGCCTTTGCGGGCGGGCGTCCTGCCGTTCGGTGTCGTCAGCAGTTCCGGATTCGGTGACGGGGGATACGCGGCCACGATCCGACGGGACGCCGACGGCGTGTGCTACCGCATCAGCATCGAGTTCATCGGGGAGGAGGACGCCGACTGACCGTGCGTTTTCCCCGCAGTTTCCCGCTGCGGAGTCCTGTTTCTACGGCAAGCAAGGAGGCAAGCCATGCACCACTGGACCCATACGGAGATCGAACTCTATCTGGCCATGTGCTACGTCGCCATGAAGGCACTCGCACGATGGGCAGACCTCGACTGAAAGGACTCGCCAATGAGTGCGTTCTGGTTTCACTACAACAAGCCCGCGTCTGCGAAGGCCGGGCATCCCGTGCTGACAGTGCATCACAAGGGTGCCTGTCTCTTGGTTCGCAACATCGTGTGTTCCGTGCCGGTGCGTAGCCGGCAGCGGAACTCACAGCCACGCGTCGTGATGGCCGGTCGAGGCAACGTCCGCCTCGCCGGAGACACGGCGTACATCGAAGGAGAATGACCATGCCATACCCGGACAGTGAGTACCCGTCTGTGCTGCGGGGACACGAAAAGCGCCAGAGCCAGAGGTTGCTGAACGCGGCGCCGGATTTGCTGGCCGCACTGTACGGCGTTCTGCACTGGGCAGAGTGTGAGTGCCAGTCGCTTGCGCGTGACACCCCGCTAAACGACGACCCACCGACGTGCGCCTACTGCGTAGCAAGAGCAGCCATCGCCAAAGCAGAAGGGAGGCCCCATGCCTGACCTGTCCCGACGCCAGCATCAACTGCTGGCCTACGTCGCCCGCTGCACGGAGACGAATGGATACCAGCCGTCGTACCGGGAGATCGCCGCCCACTTCGGGTGGTCGTCCGCCGGGTACTGCACGCAGATCGTCCGCCGCCTCGACCAGTTGGGCATCGCCTGTAGCAAGGGCAGCAGGGCGCTGTCCTTTGATTGGAAGTCATACCTGAAGGAGCAGAAGCATGACGCTAAGCGAACTGATGGCCGCCGTTCTCGCCGTGTGCCCCGACGCCATGTTCGATGAGACAGGTGACGGAGAAGTCGTCGTCCTCACGGGGATGAGGGCACACCCCGACGAGGACTGGGATGCGGGTGCGTTGCCCGTCACCCCCATTGACGAATAACTGTACGCACGTACACTCACACAGGAGACGGGCCGTGCCTGACCCGACTACTACCGTGACCCTCACGCCATCGGAACTGGACCTCATCATCACGGCGTTGCACGAGAGTGCGTCTGACCGTGAGCAGTGGGACGAGGCGGAACTCGCGGCGGCGTTCGCCGTGCTGCACACCCGCTTCGTCAATGCCATGTACGAATCCTTCAACTAGGAGAACGACCATGACAGACAAGACTCTCACCATCGGCTCCGGGCTTGGCGGCATCGCCATCCTCAACACCAAGTCGGTCAACCGCGACCGGCTGTTCGCCGCTGCCGATGCGGTCGGCTGCGGCAAGTTTGTCCCGGCCCAGCCGGCACGCACGACGGTCCTACGTGAGGCCGTCAAGCGGGTGGCCGACGTGCTGTGCGTCAAGCGGCGCAAGCAACCCATCGTCAGCCGGCAACTCGATGACCCGGCCTCGTTTGAGGCACGACGCACCGTGCCGGGTGCGGACGAGAACGACTACCAGTTCTTGTTCTCTGCACACATCGACGCCAACTGGGGCGTGTCGGTCCTCAAGACCAACGGCACAGTGAACCCGCCCGCACTGGCGAATGAGTTGGCCCGCAAGGTCATCGCCATGCGGGACTACCTCCCGTCCAGTGTGGTCGGGCAGGTGGTGGTCAAGATGCTCCGGCACTGGCGGGCCACGCCGCTCAAGGACGACGGCGGGGTGTGGTTCCTGCTGGGCCAGACGCTTGAGGACTTCCGCACGTTCGCCGGGATCGTGCTTGGCCCCGCTGCCGATGGCCCTCGCTTCACGGTGCATCAAGTCGAGATCGCATCCGACCCCGACACCGTGATGCACGTGCTTGACCGGCTCGGTGCGGAGGTGCAGGCCGGGCTGACTGAGATCATGGACGAGGTGATGGAGGCGGCAGGCGGAATGGCCGACCGCTCCATCAGCATCCGACTGAACCGGGCCGACCGGTTCCTTGAGAAGGTTCGTGTGTACGAGCAGGTGCTTGGCAAGCCGATGCCCGACCTGACCGCTGCCATCGAGCAGGTCAAGCAGGCCGTCGCCGTCAACCGCCTGCTCGCTGCTTCTGTCTAGTTTCGCCCGCAGTTTCCCGCTGCGGAGTCCTCTTTTCGGGGAGCGGGGGTAGCATCGTGCTGCCCCCCTCCCCGTGCTATTGGTTCCCCAACTCTGGAGCAATCCCATGTCTCGCTCATCACTGGGCAACACGCCCGCATTCCTCGCCTGTCAGGTGGCACCCGTCCTCGTTCGTGGCGGCACCGGCGTCGGCAAGTCGTCCACGTGGGAGGCACTGGCAAAGGCACTGGGACGCACGTTCGTCCCGCTCTACGGTGCAACCCACCTGCCCGAAGACTTCTCGGGCTACCCCACCCCAGACCACAAGGCGGGCGTGGTTCGCATGCTGCCCACCTCCCTGTGGGACAAGACCAAAGACGGCATGGCCCTCGTCCTCGTGGACGAGGTGACGAACGTGCCGACCGCTACGCAGGGCGGCATGCTGTCGGTCCTGTCGGAGCGGCGGATCGGTGAGTACGTGATGCCCGCCTCGACCATCATCGTCGGGGCGTGCAACCCGCCGGAACTGTGCCCCAATGCGGTGCCTCTGGCCCCTGCCATGCGGGCACGGTTCGTTCACTTCGACTGGGAGGTGGACTACGAACACTGGTTCACCGGCCTGCGGCGTGGCTGCGAGTGGGAGGCACCCACTTTCCCACTCGTCCCCGCCCACTGGGCAGACCACCTGCCGCAGTTCGGCTCGCTGGTCGAGGCGTTCCTCCGGTCGGCACCCGACGCCCGTGAGAAGTTGCCGCAGGACGACGAGACGATGAGTTTCCCCAACCTGCGGACGTGGACGTACCTCGTCCGCTGCTTCGCTGCGGCGGGTGCCTGTGGGTACGAGCAGAAAGACCCCATCTACCGGCCGCTCGCCGTCGGCTGCGTCGGGGAGGAGGTCGGTGGCATGTTCCTCCGCTACTGGCACCGGCTCGACCTGCTCAACCCGGAGGCGTACCTGTCCGGTGCGGAGGACTACAAGTACGAGCGTCGGCCCGACGCCAACATCTGCTTCCTCACTGGGCTGGTGAAGTCGCTGCGTGACAACACCAGCAAGGAACGCTGGGCCCGTGCGGCGGAGGCGTTCATCACCATCGGGGAGCAGGAGATCGAGTCATTCCTCATGCAGTTCAAGTCCTTCTGGAATCCCGTCAGCAAGGGCGGCGTTCGCCCCGATGGCTGGTCGCCCCCGAAGGAAGTGCTGGCGAAGTTGATGGCGTTGGTTCAGCAGTGATTCACACACAAAGGAGAAATGACAATGACACACACGCCCGGCCCATGGATAGCGATGCCCCACAAAGACAACAGCCGCCGCTTTCAGGTGCGTGGCCCAGACCCAGACGGATGCGGCAGCAGCCCAATATCCTATTTTGTCTGCGAGAACGCGAAACGGGACAACGCTATCCTCATCGCCGCCGCACCGGAGTTGCTGGCTGCACTAAGACGGGTTGTGATCCCGCTTGAACGACTCGGGGATTTCATCGGCAACACGGACACTGGCGGCGCGAGCGGGCTTGGCAAGTTTGATCGGTGTGAAATCCTGCTCGCCGTTCGCAACGCCATAGCCACAGCAGAAGGGAGGACAGCATGACCCCACGACAACTACTGGGGCAGGCACGGGTACACACCTTTGAGTACGTCCCGTACCTCGCCTCATACATCTACTCCCTGCGTGAGCAGGAAACACCGGGCATCGGCACGGCTGCGGTGGACGACGCTGGGAATCTCTACTGGGACCCTGCCTTCGTCACGCAGGTGGGCAAGGAACAGACGGCATACCTCGTCGCCCACGAGGTGCTGCATCTGATCTTCGACCACCACGCCCGGTCGAAGGAGATCATCGGCCAGACGCCCAGCGAGTTTCAGCGGTTCGTCTGCAACGTCGCTGGCGATCTGGTCATCGAGCAGACGCTCGCCATGATGCGGCACCTCCGCCCGGATGGTGCGGTCCACTTGGGCTGTCCCCTGCCGCAGTTGGGTATCACGCTCGACTTCCCTGAGAACAAGTCGATGCAGGAATACTACCGCCTCATCATGGAGAGGCTGAAGGACAACGATGAAGACGACAACCAACCCCAGCCCGAAGGAGACGACGATGAGAAAGACGGAGACGACCAGCAGCCAGACGCCGATGATGGCATGGGCGACGAGGGCAGCGGAGAGAGTGACAGCGGTGCGGGAGATGGGCCAGAAGATGGTGGCGGAGATGCTGACGACGACGGTACTGAGGCGGATGGCAGCGAGAGCCCGGCTGAGGACGGAGCGGGCTCGCCTTCGGGTGGGAAGGGCAAGGAACCGCAGAAGCCCGGCGCTCCCGGCACTGGCGGCTCGTGTGCGGACGGGTGCCCGCGTCCGTATGAGGTAGCCAGCGACGGCTCGTGGGAAGCCTATGGCGAGGGCATGGCCGCCGCCCAAGCGGAAGACGCCATCGCCCAGTACGAGGCCAGCACTCCCGGCAAGGTGCCCGGCAACATCAAGCAGGCACTCAAGGCCAAGTTGCGACCCGAGCCCGATCCGTTCGCCCAGTTGCGGTCGGCTGTCTGCTCCAGCGTGGCATCGCCGGTCGGCGGCAGGGACTACTCCCACCGCCGCCGGTCACGCAAGCAGCCGCCCGGCGACGATGCCCCCATCCTGCACGGCCGCATCACCGTGCAGCCACACGCCGTCGTGATCGTGGACACGTCGGCCTCCATGATGACGAAGGACATCCAAGCGAAAGCCCTGTCCGTCATCGCTCAAGGGCTGCGGAAACTGGGGCGGGTGAAGGTGTACTGTGCCGACACCAAAGTCCAATCGCACAAGTTGGTGGCCACGACCAACGTGTTCGACTGGCATGGCGGCGGCGGTACGGACATGTCCACCGCCATCGAGCAGGTGGAGAAGGACGACCACCCCGACTCCATCGTGCTAGTCACCGACGCCGAGACACACTGGCACGCCAAGAAGCCGCATGCCCGTGTCGTCTTGGCATACACGGGCAAGAAGGGATCGGCATGGCACCAAGCCATCCCCAAGTGGGCCCGTGTCGTACCACTCTCACAGGAAGGAGCATGACGATGGCCCGACGGAGAAAGACATTGCGGAAGCGGGTCTACACCTACGAGCAGTTGGACGCGAAGGGGCTACGGTGGACCAAGAAGACGGCCCGGAGCGGTTCAACACCGCTCTACGGCGACGACCGGTATGCACCGCTCTACGGCAGCGTCCGCATTTGGGACGGCGAATGGCCGTATTGGCTGCGAATGCAACACGGAAAGAAACGTATCGCTCCCGGCGTCTCGATCCGGTACAAGCCCAAGCGGATGGACATGAGTCTCGTCCTCGCGTACGTGTACCGTGCCGCCGACGGGGCCACGCTGTATGTCGTGCCGGGATTGGGAAAGAGCCGCAACAAGAAGCCTGAAGTACGTCAGCGCATTGCGGCGTGGAAGCGGCTGGTCCCGGCGTTCACTCCGCACGATGGCTCTCGTCTGCTGCAACATGAGTATGCGATGTACCTGCTCAAGGACGGGCAGGCAAATCGCCTCGACAAGCCGGTGCCAATATGGCTTAGCGATCCAAAGGCTTGGTGCTGGGATGCAAGGGCATGGAAACAGGGCGAGGCACACGGAAACAACTGGGGCCGCTTGTACCCGCTGTTCCCTCGACGCTGCCTGCTGTTTGCCACACGCCTGCGCAAGGCACTACAGGACGGCCCGGCCTGCGAAGTGCAGTTGACCAAGTGGCACGGCTGGGGGGACCACTGGGGCGGCCCAAAAGGCAACTCACTGACCGTGTGTACGCCACCAGCGGGCGGCCGTGACGGCCGCAGTTTGACCGTTCACATCGCCATGCACAGCAGCGAGTCTCGATCCTTCCACAATGTCGATGGAGACTACGGCTGCAAGCACTGCCAGTTCTTTGCAGGCGAGGGAATGATGACACTGGTCAACAAGAAGTTGATGCGTTGGAAGTGCAGCAAAGACGCCATCGTCGGCATCCAAGAGTGGGTGCTGGGTTGCATCCACATTCCGGGTCCGGGCTAATACTGAAAGGAAAACTGCCATGAATTTCTTGGACTACAAGTACGGTCCCTCCACGATCCGCCGCCGGCTGGTCTTCCTGCTCGGGCTGGAAGCCGGGCTCGTCAGTTGGATCGTGCGGTCGGCCATCATCGCCTTGATGATCCGCACCTCGATGGACCCGTCAGAGTCGGTCTACATGGGGCCATTCGGATGGCTCTGCTTCTGGCTCGTCGTCGTCTTCTACCTCTGGTAAGGAGTCCCCACCATGCCTACCGTCTACGCCTACGGCCGGGCCTCAACCGGCCGGCAGACCATCACTGAAGATGCCCAGCGTTCCGTGTGCGAGGAGTACATCAAGCGGGCCCTTGTGCCGGAGGGCTACACCTACGGCGGCTGGCTCTACGACTCAGCCACCAGCGGCACCCGGCCCATGTTTGAGCGGGACGAGGGCCGCAAGGTCTGGGCTCTCGTCCAGCCCGGCGACAAGATCATCTGGGCCAAACTCGACCGGGCCTTCCGCTCCGTCATCGACGCCGCCCAGACGATGCAACTCCTCGCCAGCAAGGACGTGTCGTTCAACTCCCTCGATCTCGGGCTCGACACCAGCAGCCCCATCGGCAGGTGCGTGTTCACCATCCTCACGGCCTTTGCAGAACTGGAGGTGGCGTTCATCCGCCAGCGGACGCGGGACTCCCTGCGGGAGAAACGCAAGGCCGGCAAGCCTCACGGCCGCCACGCCCCCATCGGGTGGCGCAAGTGCGGCAAGGGCAAGGACTCGTACTACGTGCCGTGCCCAGAGGAACGCCGGCAGGTGGACGAGATTGCCGCCCTTCGGCAGGCAGGGGCCAGCCTTGAGCGTCTCGTCATGCACACCCGCCAGTGGCGTCGGCCCAACGGCTACGCTTGGAACATCAACTCCATCACCCGTGCCATCAAGGCACAAGCGGCTCGCTACGCAAAAGAATTTCCAGTGCGGAAAGAGCGGCGGCGATCCGTCGCTGGATAGTTCGCGGGTCGCACCCTGCCTGCTCGCCTATCTCCCGCAGGCTGAGCCCCCGAAAGAACCGGAGGTCCAGCAGGCGGCGATAGGCGGGCGGCAGGCGGGCGATGCTGGCCTGTATGCGGGTGGACAGGGCGTGCTGCTTGCCCGCCACCAACGCCTCCGCTATCTCCATCGGCACACGATTGGGCGAGTCGTACCTAGCCCGGCGGTTGCGGTCCAGTTCCTTCAGCAGGGCGTTGCGGATGGCCATCGAGAAGTACGTCGTGATCTGGCTTTTCTCCGGGTCGTACGTCACCGACGCCCGGCAGACGGCCATGTACGCCACGCTGGTGGCGTCGATGCTGGCCAACTGCTTACGCAGCGTTGGATACCGGCAACGAAACGCCGCCACAGCCTTCGGCACGATGGCCGCAGCCTTCTCAGCCAACGCCTTCTGGGCCTCCGTCAGTCGCATCCATGCAATCTGACGGCTCGGGGCGATCTAGATAGCCTACTCCGATGCAGTCACGGCTCGGGGGTTTGCGGCAGCAGGGCCACCGCGTCAGCGATGGCGACGACTTCGATCTCATTGAACCGCACGGCTGTCTCTAAGGTGAAGAGCGTCACGCGGGCGGCGTGTAGACGTATCCAGCCTGCGCGATCGCATC